TACTCAAACCGCAGGAGTTGCTCCGGCAGAAGGAGGGGCAGGAGCTCCACCACCGCCAGCGGGAGCTCCACCACCGCCACCTGGAGGTGGGGGCGCTGAAGGAGGAGGTCCACCAATTCCTGAAAGTATAAGAAAAGATAATTTAAATCTACTATTGGAAAGTGACGATTTAATGGGAGATGAATACATTGATTTATCAAAAGCGTCAAATTCTTTGGGGGATATGGAGGACGAATTAGATAAATTACTAAACAGTTAATATTTATAATAAAAAAAAAATTATGAAATTTGGTGTATTAAAATCTAAAATAGAGAAGTGTTTAATAGAATCATATAATAAAAACACATTTAAAGATAATATTTTTATATTTAACGAGTTAGTTAAAAATAATAAAAATATAAGCAAACTTTATTATTTATATGATGAACTATCTTCAAAAAAAGGTTTGTCCGAATCTGTTGCAAATGAATTTATTAATGAATCTATAACAATATATGAAAATGTTGTTAACAACATTTCTAAAAAAAATTTAGAGGAAATTAGAATATGGGTTAATAATGTAACAACAAAAAATAACTACGAAGAGATTGATAATCTATTTTCTAATAATATCGTTATGTTAGAAAATAAAATACAAAGTAGAAAAAAAATTGTAGAATCCTTAAAGTCTGTGGAGGTTATTTCGGAGAGTGGAAAAATAATTAATGTTCCTTTAAAAGATATGGTGGATGTTGCTAATAAAACAGTAAATGAATTTTTATCAAATATTAGTGAATCAGAAAAAAAAGAGTTAATGACAATTATAAAAGAGGATGAAAATAAACTTAATGTTAAGTTTGATTTTATTAAAGAAAATACATTAAAAAGACTTGACAATATTTTATTATCTGAGTCAGATAGTGAAGTTAAGAGAACAATATTAGAAACAATAGAAAAAGTTAAAAATGAAACTTTTAATAAAATTTCATATATTAAATTAAAAAACTTAAACGAGAGTCTTTAAATATTATTATTAAACTTTTTTTGTCGGTATTTTGCCTTATTTAAAATCTGTCTTTTAATGACAGATTTTTTTTTATACTCTTTTAGGTCATTTAAAAAACTATTTTGTCTTGTTTTAATTACCTTACTTTTTAATTCTTTTAAAGATCTTTCTATATCTCCTTTTTTAACTTTTACTATTAACATAAATTTTTTATAAGTTTTATTTATATTGATATATATAACAAATTTAAGTAAATTTAATAAAAATAAACTACATCAGTATGAAAAAAAAATATGAAAAAAGGAAAAACGGCAAAAATCAATGGATTTAGAACATCAAAGATAACTTATGGGACAGTTGATTCAAAAGAATTTAAATCACTTTATTTAAATTTACAAACTTGGGTTGAGCCGAAAATAGATTCTGAAAATTGGACGAGGGTGGTATTAAACATGAACAGGTCTATTAAACATTCAATATACCAAAATTTAGACAAAACAATATTTGACGATAAATTTATTGTTGATTTAGATCTTAGAACAAGCGGATTACAACTAAAAAAGAAATCATTTATGAATTTAGAAATAAATCTTTATCTAATAGAAGAAATGGACTTTAAGTCACCAAAATTAAAAAAATCACTAAAATCTTTAATTAAAAACATATATGATGATGTTCTAAATAAAAATGAATATTTTAAATGTTATTTAACTAAAAATGGAAATTCTAAACCAATAAAGGTAAAAACCGAAAAAGTTTAATATTTATAATAAAATTTAAATATGAAAATTTTAGGACCAAACGAAACCGGTAAAGGAATCCTTATTGAATACGACGCTGGGTATATCAACCCAAAAACAGAAAGTAATCACTACATAATGGAATCTAAAACATTTTTAGATCATTCAAAACCATTTGAATTTTATGCGGTTTTGCAAAAATACAATACACCAAATAGAAATGGTAGAATATATCCAGAAAAAGTATTAAAAAGAGAAGCCGAAAATTATAAAAAAATGATTGAGAAGGGAACTTCTCTGTCAGAACTTAATCACCCTGAATCTTCACTTATAGATCTTGATAGAGTGTCTCATATAATAACTGAGGTATGGTGGGACGGACCTGTACTTTTAGGTAAATTAAAATTACTTACAAGTCCTGGATTTCACGAAAGAGGGATTGTATCCACAAAAGGTGATATGGCGGCTAACTACTTAAGACAAGGTGTTACTTTAGGTATATCTTCTAGAGGTGTTGGTTCGTTAAAAAAAGTCGGAGAACAAAACGAAGTTCAAGACGATTTTGAATTAATTTGCTTTGATCTTGTTTCTTCACCGTCAACTCCTGGAGCGTATCTTTTCTTAGATAAGAATGATAGAATTAAATTTGATGAGAATTTAGAAGAAGATAAAAGAATTGCGGTAGAAAGAAATATTGGCGATACAGGTAACAAATCTCTTGACTTAATGAAAAGATTGTCCGATTATTTAAAATAAAAAATAATTATGGAACAAGGAGAAAAATATTTTGTAGCAAAAATTACATCTGATTTATTAGATAGTGAATCGGGAAAAGTAAAAAAAGTAAAAGAAGAAAAATTAGTTTTAGGTTATACACCTACAGATGTAGAAGCTAAAGTAACTAAAGTTTACGAAAATTACACAATGGATTGGAGAATAACCTCAATTACGGAAAGTAAGATTGATGAGGTTATAGAATAAAAAAAATAATACACAATATTAAAAGGGAGATTAGTTAAACTTTTCTCCCTTTTTTTATGCTTAAAAATAAAAAAAATGATTTTTTTATAAAGTCTTAATATTTATTTGATAAACAAACTATAAATGAATAAAAAAACAGTAGTAGAAGAGGCAGTTATACAAATGAAAAATTTGGAGGACGCTCTTAAAGAAAATGCAAAAGGAATACTTGCGTCGACAATGAAGCAAGAAATCAATTCTTTGGTAAAAGAATCTCTGAAAGAACAAGATGAGGTTGAAACTGACGATGAAGAAGAGGTTGATTTAGAATCGCCTGAAGGAGAAGAAGACGTTGAAGACGATGAGGATGATGACATCTTTGCCGGATTAGACGATGAAGATGATGATATGGATGTTGTTGATACTGACATGGACGATGAAGACATGGATGTTGTTGATACTGACATGGACGATGAAGATGAAGACATGGATGTTGTTGATACTGACATGGACGATGAAGATGAAGAGGAAACTATTGACATGAGAGGAGCAAGTGATGAAGACGTTGCTGTTGTGTTTTCTAAAATGGGTAAAAATGATAAAGTCTCAATTGAAAAGGTTGGGGATTATTTTAACCTTAAAGATGATGAAAATGATACAGAATATATTATCAAACTTAATGAGTCTGAAGAAGACTATTTAAATGAGATTGGTGATGACGAAACATTATATGAACTTGAGGTTGATGGTGGATCTGGCGATTATGGTTTAGGTGAAGATATGATGACTTATGAAGATATGAGTTATGATGATCTTGATGAAGATATGATGACTTATGAAGATATGAGTTATGATGATCTTGATGAAGATATGATGACTTATGAAGATATGAGTTATGATGATCTTGATGAAGTAGAAAATTGGGACAGTTTGAAAAAAAGAAGTCAGGTTTCTATGACAGAAGCTAAACAAAAAACCGGAAGTGCTTCTAAATTCAAATATAGTAAAAAACCAAACCAAGAAGGTGGTTTTAATACAAAAATGAAAGAAGGTTCTAAACGTTATGGTAAATCAGGTAAAGCTAATTTTGATTTTGATAACGAAGATCCTAATTCAGAAATTGTAATGAAAATTGTAAACAAAATTAAAGGAGCAAAAAAATCTGAAACTAAAGAGGCCACAAGAACATTAGGTAGTGGGTCTAACTTTAGAAAAGGTGGTTTACCAAAACCAAGAGCACACTCTAAAAATAATACTGCAATTAATGAAGAAGTAGAAATTTTAAGAGAAAAAAATGAAGAATACAGAAAGGCTTTAGATCTATTTAGAACAAAATTGAACGAAGTTGCGGTATTTAATTCAAACTTGGCATACGCCACAAGATTGTTTACAGAACACTCAACCACTAAACAAGAAAAAATAAACGTATTAAGAAGATTCGATAACGTTGAATCTTTGAAAGAATCCAAAAATCTTTATCAAATTCTTAAAAATGAATTATCAAACAATTCATTATCGGATAAAAGTATTAATGAATCAATTAATAGAACTGTTATGAAATCACCTTCAACGGGATCTGCGGTTAATCTAATTGAATCTAAAACTTATGAAAATCCGCAATTTTTAAGAATGAAAGACTTAATGGGTAAGATAAAATAAACTTTTTAAAATAAACGTATATTTATAATATACATAAATAAAAAATAAAGCTAAAAAAAAATTAAAATGGGAGCATTATTAGAATCAGGTCTTGTAGGTAACATAGGTCTTAAGCACCTTAAAGTTATCAAAGAAGATACAATTAACAAATGGGACAGATTAGGGTTCCTTGAAGGTCTTAAAGGCCACCTAAAAGAGAATGTAGCACAGTTATATGAAAACCAAGCTTCTTTCTTAATTAACGAAGCAACTTCTGAAACTTCTAACGGAGCGTTCGAAACAGTTGTTTTCCCTATCGTAAGAAGAGTTTTCTCTAAATTGTTGGCAAATGATATCGTATCAGTACAAGCAATGAACTTACCTATTGGTAAATTGTTCTACTTTGTACCTCGTATCCAAGGATATCAAAATGACGTTGTTGCAGACAACGAAGGTATCCACTATTCACCGGTTGGTTCACCTAACAATCCAGGTACTGACGGTGTTGGAGCAGGATACCCAGGATATACTGGTCCAGGTAATAACTATCCATACGCAAAAAATCTTTATGATTTATTCTATGAAGGTCCTGAGGCAGGATTAGATCCTCCAGGATTATTTGACTACTCTAAAGGTCAATGGACGGCAGTAACACAACCAGCTATCGCTATGGTATGGTCAGGTTCTTCTTTAGAGGTGGCAAGTGACGAATTTGATGGTGAAAACGTTAGAAAAATGATCATCAAACTTTGTGGATTTAATAATGCTGGTGTTGGTAAATTAATCGGACCTGATGGTAACGAAATTGATAGTGAAACTTTCTTATCAGATCTTAAAATTACTGCCGATTTAACTCAATTATCTGCCGGTACTGAATGTAACAATTTAGACCCTATAGGTAATACAAGTTTTACAGCTCCTCTATTGTTTAGAGTTGTAACTCAAATCTACGGTAAAGGAATTGTACAACCTACCTCAACTACAACACAAACTACTTGGCCTTCAACAGGTAATGGAGGTTCTTACAATAACATTTGTAGTCAAGACGGATGTATCTTTTTAGAAGTTGATTTATCATGTCCAGCATGTACTGATTGTGGAGCAACCACTTTAGATGGTTACACAGGTACAACTATTGATGGTATTGGTACAAATATTCCTGTATTGGGATCTTCTCCATTCCAAGTGGTTTATAGAAGATATAAAAACTTAGAATTTGAAGATCAAATTGGTGAAGTTTCTTTTGACCTTGAGTCAGTTACTGTATCTGTTACAGAAAGAAAACTAAGAGCACAATGGTCACCTGAATTAGCACAAGACGTTGCGGCATTCCACAACATCGACGCTGAAGCTGAATTAACGGCTTTATTGTCTGAACAAGTGGCAGCTGAAATCGATAGAGAAATCTTGAGAGACCTTAGAAAAGGAGCGGCTTGGAATCTACGTTGGGATTACAACGGATGGAGAAGACTTGATAAAACAACTTCTTACACTCAAAAAGATTGGAACCAAACTTTGATCACTGCAATTAACCAATTGTCGGCTCAAATCCACAAATCAACTTTAAGAGGTGGTGCTAACTGGATTGTTGTATCTTCTGAAGTATCTGCTATCTTTGATGACTTGGAATACTTCCACGTATCAAACGC